GAAGATACCCCTCCTGATCTTTTACTCTTTGTTCCCTTATTTCATTAGCATCTCTTTCCATTAATGCTTTTCCTAATTCAATGTCATCATCGTCATCAGAATCAAGGTCATACTTCTCCTTCTCCTTATCCCATAGTCTATTGATATGCTTTTTATCAATACCGCTATACTTATCTTTGAAAGCCTCTTTAAGAACATCTTCTGCTGCCATTTCTTTCCAATCGACAGCGTGAGCTTTAAAGAAGTCTTTTAAATCTCCTTTTTGGTTATACGCATCGACAACCTTTTTAATATAATCATCTTTAAATGGATTCTCAGGCTCTTTTGCCTTTAGCTGTTCTAACTCTTCTATGCTTGAATTTACCTCGTCCCAATTTTTAAATTTTCCATTGAACCTATCTTCTGGAAACCTATCTTCTTTAATAGGGTCTTCTTTAATCGGATCTTCTTTTGGAGTATCTGCTTTTTCAACAGGGTCTTCATTAGGAGTATCACTTGATGGCGTGTCCTCAATAACTGGTTCTTCAACAGGAGCATCTTCAACTAATGTGTCAGCCTCATTATCTTTAACTCCTTTATCCCTTAAAATCTGATCAATATCAATTCCCATACTATTTAATTTTTTACTAAATTAATGAATTTATTTTGTTTTATTGTTATCCTTAACAGATTCCATTTGTTTTATAGTCTGCTTGCCCTCGTTCTCTAATTGTTTTGTAAAGGCTCTTCCGGCTTCTTTAATGTCAGCTTCATCTATTCTTGTTTTTGACTTTAATCTCTCTATTACAAATAAAGCTTCATTCTGCTCTCTTTGAAGTTGAGACTTATACCCATATTCTAACTCTAGTCTCTTTTCTTCCATTTGAGCAGTCATAGCGGCACTCTCTTGTTGTGATTGAGCATTTGCCTGTATATTCTGCATATCCATAGCTTGTTTATCGGCCATGTTTTTCTTAACAAGATACGCTAGAACCATTGCTTTTTCTTTTATATTATCAATGGTATCTATGTAGGTAGAATCTGCTACAGTTATTTGACCTGCTTGTTCAGCCAACTCCATCCTTCTATTAAGGACTGCTTTTTCTTCATCATTTGGCTTGTCTTCAAATTTAAGTGATAGCTCATGAATGGTTATATTAGATAATACTTTCCAAAATCTCTCTGTATTTATTCCTAATGCTTTCTTGTATGCATTTTCTCCTGCCCCAAAAGCATCCTGCAATCTAATTACTATACTGTCCGCTACATTCTCATTTAAGAATTTAGTACCTTGAATAATATGGTTAAGTGCATTTGTGGTTGCTTGGTATGCAAGGTTGGCTACTTCGTTAAGTATTCTAGGATCTGGTGTACTCCCATCTGTTACTTCATTAAAACCTATATTATCCCTGAGTATTCCCATAAACCCATTAACAAGGTTAACAAAGTTATTAATTTCTACTGCTACTTTATTCTGAATAGGTATAATGGATTGGGTGTTCATTGGTTCCCCGTCTTCTCTTTGTGATCTAAAAGGCATATCACCTCTTTGCCTATACATTTCCAGAGCTTTTCTAGGTAGCCATTTTTCTCCTGAATGCCCTAAGTTTAGGTTTTCTAATGCTGATAAGTCAAATGCAATCCCGGGAGGAACAGCGTTTAATAGTAAGTTCTGTATTTTAAGCCATGCCAATTGAATTTGATCTCCAATTGGAACCATTGCTTCTGTAACCCCAAAAAAGTTCATCTGGTCTTGGTTAGGAGCCATTAGGTGCCAAGAAAATGTAGTTTCCTTGAGTTGGTTCTTTGACCTCTTCATATTAGTGCAAAGACCATAATCAAATACGTAGTCAGTAGAAATTATCCACTTCCCTTTATATATAACTTTGTACCCGTCTTTTACTATTGTTCTTTTGTCGTTGCTTTTTTTGTTGTAATCTGTTTTATTTATTTTCTTATTCCCAAAGCTGTTTACTCTTTTCTCATAAGCAGGTTCATTAAAACTTTTTACCTCAAATTCAAGAACAAGAATTTTATTGTCGTTATGTTGCTCTACCCCTCTCCTGTCAAACCTTGTATTGCCACCACCTCTTTGCTTTAATATTTCTTCAATTTCATCTTCTTTAAACTCGCCACTTGCCCGTATTTCCTCTATACTATAAGGTTTTACCTCACACATGTAATGAGAATCTGAAAAATCAGGCTCTTCACTATATCCACAAACAAAGTTCTCCATATTTGCATGGCGAATCTTTATCTTGTTGTTTTCATCAAAATACTCTCTTACTCCACCTACTCCAAAATCAAAAATATCAGCTTTAACCCTATCTAGTATTTGATCATATTTGTTATTAGTAAATACTTGCTTTAGTCCCTTTTCTGCTTCTACTGCTGCAATATGTTTGTAGGAGTACTCTTGCTTTATTTTAATCTCCTCCAATGATCTAGGGTCATCGTCCTTTAAATCAAGCATTGATTCAATATTAGGAACGTCTGAAAGTTCCTCAAGCATTTTTATTTTTGCCTTTTGTTCAGCAAAATAATCCTCTTCATCATCTCTTGCAATAGAATCAATAGCAGTAGCGACTATATTAAACCCTATTTTGTCAATTTTACCTAAAGCAATTTTCTTAAACTTTGGTATGATTGGAAGGATTGTATAGTCTAACTGTTGAAAATTGTCTGGTCTTACACCGTTAGCATCAAGGGGCATAACCATGTTTTTGTATTTATCTATTGGTTGCCTACCATTAGAGTAATCACGGTATTTGCGAAACTTATCTCTGCCATGATAAAAAATGCTAGATGAAAAAGTTTTGCTCTCGTCCCATATAGCTTTTCCTGTTTGTAGAATCCAATCCTTATCTTTTTTCTTAGGATCTATAGTATCTGAGGGAAATTTTATCATTAGTATACAGGAAATATTTCAGAAATTTCCGTTATTTTATCCTTAATTGCAACTTTTCTCTTCTTTATTCTATCTGCTGCTATCAAACATATCCCAGAACTCATAGATAAATCAAATTTTGTAGTGTTGTTAATATCAAATTTAGTCCAATCTGTAATCAATTCAGGGTAGTCTACTAAATCTATACAATCCTCTATATATTCTCTAGTATGATTTACGATAGAATCATGTGTTTGTCCTGTAGTAGGTATCCCCGGCTCTTGCCTGTCAGGTAAATGTACCATAAACTTTGTTAAGTTTAGCCCAAATGGATTAGACCACTCAAAATATTGAATAATGCCCTGTTTATTACTTTCAATAAGTATTTGGCACCCAAAGAACCATGCAATTTTTAAGGTGTCTTCATAGAAGATTGAAGGCTTCTTTGGTCTAAAGCAATATATAAGAACAAATTTATCAGATTTTTTTTCATTCATTGCGTCAAACTTGTAGAATATAACTGTCGATCCATTTGATTTTCTGTTATCTACAGTTGTCTTATTGTCAAAAGAGTCATTTCCTCCAATGAATTTCGCTTTACTTCTAGGGTTAGGAACGCTCCCATTTATATCTACATTATTCCATTGTCCGCTATTGTAATCAATGTCCTTATGAAGTTTAAAGTTTCCGTTTTTAGTAGGAACAAACTTTACTCCTTCGCATATATTGTCTGGATTAATCCATCTAAGGTCTCCTGTTATGTATTTTGGCTCAAGTATTGATAGTATGTCATATCTATTTTCAAGTAATTCCAAATTATATTGGCAATCAGTAGATCTTGGTCTGAAAGCGTCCTTAATTGTTAGAGGGTGCTTTCTTCTATAGTCAGATACATCTTTTTGACTATCCTTAAATCCATCAACAGTGTTTTGAATTATTTGTATATTCTTTGCCCTATCAGTATTCCCATACTTATCAATTATCATACTATCTGCAATACTTATAAAATACCTGTAAAGACCCGTTTTAGTATGACCATTACCATCTCTATCGCTAGGATCTGAGTCATTCCAAAATTTTTCATAAGTTTCAAGTTCTTTTGCCACTTCCTCAACTGTAGAGGTGCAATATTCTTTACCTATAATCTTTCCGGTCATTTTATCTACTAGGCACTCTCTGATTACTTTGTGTCGGTCATAGATATTAACTTCTTCCGTTTTAAATGCTTCGTCTACTAATACAGCTTGTACTTTTCTTCCATCTAAAGCTCTTACTGCTGAACTTTTATAATCAATAATTGACTCAAGCTCATCTTCATAGTCCTCTACACTTATGTTTTTACCTTTTTTTGATGTATAATAAAACCTTATTTCAGACTTAGGTCTTGGCCCTGCACTTGTATCGAATACAGGTCTAAAAAAATGGGGGAGTTTTATAAATGGTGAAATAATTGCTTTACCTAATACCTCTTTACCATCTGGCCCTGTTTTGCTCTGTAATGTACCTACAGCGTTTTCAGTCCTGCTTATTGGTTCATATACGCAAATACCACCTACAAAAGTCTTCCCTGTCCTACGAGGCCCAACTTCTACTCTACCAAAAGATAATGGATCATCTACTACATACTTAATATGGTAAAATCTTGGACGATCAAACCCAAGATAATTTGGTAAGCCGATATCTATTCTCCAATGTGTTAAGTAAAGCCAATGAAGACCTGTTATATATGTAGCCACTCCATTATTCATGAACCAAAACCCATTTAGCCGTTTAAACCATTGGTCTTGCCTGTAAGACATGCACTCTTCAATATAAAAGTCTGGATTTTCTGTATTAAGAATTGTTCTTTCCTCTTCACGTCTTTTCTTTCTGTACCAATCAGGTTCCTTTTCCGGCTCCCAATATTGATCTGATTTTTTTCTTGACCTTGAGAATATTTCTGTTTTCACCCACTTATTAGTGAAATGATCCCACAGAACTCCTTTAGGTGGCATCCATCCTATAAGTCCTTCTTGTAAATCAATCGGTGTAGCTTCAGGGTGTTTCCTATACATATTTTGGCAAAATCTTATTC